AATCTTGAGAAGTCCGGCGTTTCGAAAGAGACACTGAAAGTGGAAGTCAAAGACACAATCAACAAGATGACCAAGAAACTCGATGAACTTGAAGTCACGCAAAAGAGGCTTCTGACGGTTGCCTCCGGTGAGAAAATCGTCTCTGTGGAGCATAAGGCGTATGTCGATTGGCTGAGATATGGCACGCTCTCCGAGCATCTGAGAAAATCTGAAGGCAAGATTGAAACCAAGGTTATGACTCTGGCCGACCCGACGACTGGCGGATACCTGACATCGCCAGAAATGGCCGCCGAAATGATTAAATCCATTACAGAATTCTCCCCCATCCGGGAAATCGCCAATGTGAGACCGACCTCAAGAGAAACTTACAAGCAGAGAAAGAGAACCGGCATCCCGACTGGTGGAAGAACAGGGGAAACAGAAACCAGAACCGCCACAACTGGCCTCGTTTTCGGCATGGAAGAAATCCCGACCCATGAATACTATTGCTTTGACGACATCAGCCGTTGGAATCTTGAGGATTCGGATTTCAATCTCGAAGCGGAAATCAATGAGGCCTTCCAGGAGGCAATCGGAGTGCTTGAGGGCTATGATTTCATTCTTGGAAGCGGAGTCAAGAGGCCTGAAGGATTCATGGTCAACAGCTCGGTTGGCTCGGTCGTGAGTGGCGATGCAGATGAAATCACTGCCGATGGATTATTCAAGCTCTATTTCGAGCCAAAATCAGCTTATACTCCCCGCTCGGTTTTCGTCATGAATCGGAAAACCATGCTTAAAGCATCCACACTCAAAGACACCACGAACAATTATCTTCTCCGCAGACTTGGCGAATCGCCAACTTGGAACATCCTCGGCGCTCGTGTTGTGGAAGCTAAAGATATGGCAGATGAGGCGGCTAATGCTTATCCTGTCGTATTCGGAGATTTCAAAAGAGCTTATACCATTGTTGACCGAACGCAAATCGTCACCCTAAGAGACCCCTTCACCCAGGCCGCAAGTGGTGCAATTCGATTCTGGCTTTTCAAGCGGACAGGTGGTCAGGTAGTTCTGGCCGAAGCAATCAAGAAACTGAAGTGCTCAACATAAGGAGGATGAGATGAAAGGCGTTTATTACGACCAAAAGGTAGTCAAGTCGATTATTGCCATTGTCGGCAATAATACGACAGAGGGAACGGGAGTCGGAGTCGACCTTGCTGGATATGAGGGTGCGCTGATGACTTTCAACATCGGCGCAAGCGGCGATACGCTGAGCGAAACTGTTTATATGACAGTGAAGCTCCAGGAATCCGATGATGACAGCACATATACGGATGTCGCGGCCGGGGATTACGAAGGCACGCAGGGACTTGTGATTGATGCCGCCGCGGAGGATGAAATCGTCCACGCCATCGGCTATAAAGGACACAAGCGGTATATCAGAGCGTATATCGCATTCACAGGCACACACACGAATGGAACACCGATTGCTGCCCAGGCGATTCTCAGTCACGCAAGACATGCTCCTATTTCCTATTAAGCTGGCTGACTGAAAGCGGAATTTTGTTTTTGACATAGCGGGGAGGCTTGAAATGGCTTCCCCGCCATCCGCTTAGGAGGAAACTATGAAAATTAGAATGCTCGTCACGAAAAAAGGAAGCCCCGATGGAATCCAGGTCATTGAATACCAGGCTGGGCAGAAATACGATCTGCCGCAGGAACTGGCTGATGTGCTGTTGAGGGAAGGCTGGGCGGAGGAGGACAAGGTCATAGAACTGGAGACGAAGGGGAAAAAATCGGGAAGAAAGAGAAAATAAAACATGAGCCTCAATGCCAACGCACTGATTAGCTTAGCCGACCAGAAAACATATTTGCAAATTACTGAAACTTCAAAGGACGCGATTCTTGAACTCCTCATCAATGCCGTCTCGACTTTTCTCGATGGCGAAACAAACCGCAATTTGAAAGAGCAGACATATACAAATCTTCTTCTTGATGGTAACAGGAAAGTCTTGCTCTGGTTGCCAGATTATCCGGTTGGCTCAATAACACTAAAAGAAGATGACGTGAACCTTGTAGAGGAAACCGATTTCAGGGTCCATGATTCAAATTTTGAAGGATACCTCGAAAGACTTGATGATGTCTGGTCAGATGAAGAGACGCAAAATATCGATTTCACCGGCAAACTCGGCATGGCGACGATTCCTTCTGACCTGCAATTAGCCTGCTTCTGGTTGGTCGCTCAACAATTCAAATCATTCAGTCTATCGGATTGGGGAGAAGCCTCAAGGGGATTTCCAGAGGGCAATATCTCGAAATTCGACAGGGATATTCCTGATTTCATCCAGCGAGTCATAAACAAATACAAAAGGATAAGGCTGTGAGATATATCATTGATGCGACCAAAGCCAAAGTCAAAATAATCAAGATGATGAAAATTGGCGATGCCTATGGTTATGTTCTCAACAAATGGGGAGCCGATACTATCCTTAAAATTTTAAGGAATCTCAGCGGCCCGATTCTTAAAACGAGGACAGGCCATCTAAAAAGAAACGTGAAATACAAGGCGTATCTTGATCCGAAGATGCCGAGAGTGGAGATAGGGACAGGAATAGCGGGGGCTAAATCTGTTAAATATGCCCATATTCTTGAGGAAGGCGGCACAATAAAGCCGGTCCGGGCTAAGGCGTTGACGATTCCCTTTCCTGGCGTGAAAGGACTTGCGGCTAATTATCCAGGGATTTTTTGCGTCAAAGGCAGGGATTTCCTTGCCATAAGACAGGGCAAAGGGATAAAACCACTTTTCTCACTCAAGAAAGAAATCACCATCCCGGCCTTTCATTGGCTCTGGCAATCAATATGCGAAACAAAACCTGAACTTGAGACAATGATGAAGCCTAATTATATAAAGAACCTTCTGGGGATAGAGGACTGATATGCCAACTGAACCTCTGATTCAGAAGATAAGAGATAGGATTATAACTGTCCTTAAAGCCATTACGGCTGGGGATGATTATTTTTATACGCCATTCAAAGTGGAGGAGAAGTTCATATCCCATGAGCAACTAAAGGGCGATCCGACTTATTTTGTTTTCATTGGGGATGCAGAGCCGCCCGAATTTGCCGGAGTGCCAGATGATTATGACCAGACATTTTTTGTGCTTGTCGGTGGGTGGGTGAAAGATATGAGCGACCCGACGAAAAAGGCCATCAGAGCGATGAGGGATGTGACGAGAGCCATAGACGAAGATTCCAAAAGTGCCTCGGCGAATACGCTCGGCACGATGGCTCACCAGGTCATTCCTGATTCCTGGGATACGACGAAAGGGAATTTCTCAATTTTAGGTTTTGAATGGTTTGAAAGGCGATTCAAGGTTCTGGTTTCAGGAACCTTTGACGAATTATAGAGAGGTGAAGCATGAAAATACGATGGACACGGGAAAGGCAATATCACGAAAAGCTCGGATTGATTGAGACCGGCCGGGAGATTGATACGGAAAAGGACGGTATCTTGAAAGAGACCGCTGAATCCTGGGTCAAAGACGGCTGGGCCGAGGAAATCAAGCCGAAGAAAGAAAAAAAGGAGGTGAAAGAGAATGAGTGAAATTGAAAAGAGACTAATAAAGACAGCTATCAAGAAAGCCGCGACTTGGGGCACAGAGATTGATGTCAATGCCGCAGGGACATTGATCGCGGCTTTGAATGCGGGTGCTATCAAGATGTCTTCAACTTTTGCGGAGGAGGAGAATGTCCAGAGCGCCTTTCAGGATGACCTGGATTTATTGCAGGTCGGGCCTGTGGATTTTCCGCTTGATTTCCATTGGCGGTATGAAGGACTTGAAAATCTACTTCTTGCTTTGCTGTTCGGCACGGCAGGCATACCAACTCAGCAGGGAACTACGGCAGCATATCTCCATACCTTTCAACTCGCAAACAAGATTCCAGGCTTTTATACCTATGCGACTGAGAAGCTCGACAAATTCCATGTCATAAGGAGCGCAAAGCCTTACAAAGCAAGTTTCACATTTGATGGGGGCCGGGTGAAACTTTCCATCTCAAATAAGGGAGACAAACTCATAGACGATTCAGCGATCATTACAAGTCTGGCTAATGCAACAATAGCGGACAAATTTAATCGCGTGCTATCTAAGCAGGGAATCTTCAGGATGAATGCCCAGGGAGGTTCGGCCCTGGCATCGCCTACCGACGACATCAAGGTCAAAAATTTTACGCTCGATATCGAGCGAGTTCTCGAAGGCGGAAGCTTCACTGCCGATTCATTGATATGTCTTGAACTTCTTGAGACAGCAAAACTCTCTCTGAAATTGACGCTGGAATTCGTGCGTATGGATGCGACAAATGAGGTCTATTTTGCAAATTGGCTGGCTGAGGCAGAGAAGAAGGCAGACATTACTTTCACGGGAGCACTGATTGAGACATCATATTATTATAAGGCTCTCTTCCAATTCCCAAGATTGAAGGTTGAGGATGTCGAATATTCCGACGAGGGCATTATACCGGCCAAAATAACGCTCAGGGGTCTTGAAGCATCGTCCGCTCCGACCGGCATGACAGGAATAACGAAGCCAGTTCAGCTGTCGATTACCAATAAGAGAACCACGAATTATCTTGAATAGGGGAATCCATGATTAAAATAACCAGTGAATGGCTCGAATATGAATTGGAATCGGAAATTATCGAATCGGCCAAATTCCAAGTCGAACCAGCATCGCTTTCTTCTTCGCTGATGGAGAATGCTATCGAGGAGAAAGAAAGGGTCATTAATCTTATTGATTTTGTAAAAAGACATATAGCCGATTGGAATGTCAAGGCCAAGGATGGAAGAGAGAAGAAAGATTTTGAAAATAAGCTTGATGTCATTCTAAGATTGAGATTGAAAAGGACTGAAGAAGAAGTAGAAAAAAATATGAATTGGATTGAACTCTGGCTCAAGCTTCTCAATTTCATGCAAAATCCAGACAATTTCCTAAAAAACTGATTGGCTTCCTCAGGCATAAGAAAGAATATTGGCCGCAGCTAAAAAGAAGCAGCGACGAACCTGAGGAAGAGGAGAGATGTGAAGAAGGATGCTCATGTGCTCAATGCGAGCTCTCAAGACTCAGTTTGAAGCTTTCAAGATTCGAGAAGGATTGCCTTGATTGGTATTATGAGAATATAAGTCCTTTTTCTATAGAGGTAGGGATCGCGAGCGATGTCATAAGAGAAATGAAGATGGATAAAGTCGAAAGAAGGATTTTTTTGAAGGCGATGAATCTCATTCGATTGAATCAGATTGAGATAGAGAACGAAATGGCTGAAGCAAAAGTTAAGAAAACGAGGAAAAAATAATGGCCGACATTCGTTTCTCTGTAGAAGTCGATACGGCGAAGGGAACTGCCGAGATAAAGAAGCTCGAAGGCGATATCGGCGGCCTGGGCAAAACATCGGAAAAAGGCGGCTTTCAAATTTCTGGCATGTGGAAACAAGTTGCTATGGGCTTGGGAGTGACCTGGGGAATTTCAAAAGCCATAAAGGAATTAACTGGATTTGTCGGTGGCTCGATTAAGGCAGCTGAAATCCAAGAGGATGCTGAAAATGCCTTGAGAACCGCACTTGAAATGACAGGCAGAGAAGTTGACAAAAATGCAAGGTTATTCATAAATTACGCCTCCTCAATTCAGGATGTCACGAAATATGGAGATCAGCAGGTCATCCAGGCCGAAGCTCAGCTTTTTCAATTGACGAAACTTGACAGAGACGGTGTGCAGAGAGCCATTAGAGGAATCGCAGGATTAACTTCAACTTTCAAAGCGAGCGGCATGACTTTCGAAACTGCCACGAATCTTATTGTCAAATCATTAAGCAGTGAAATCAATGCTCTTGGAAGATATGGTCTGAAGTTAAGTGAAAATCTAACCGCAGAACAGAGACAAAAAGCGATTCTTGAATGGCTTGAGAAAATGTGGCCCAGGGCTACAGCTGAAACTAATACTTATTCTGGCGCGATTGCTCAATTAAAAAATGTATGGGGTGACTTTAAGGAAGAGATTGGCAAAGCAATAACCAAAAATGAGATGGTCCAAGAAGTTATAAAAGGAACGACGAAGACAATCAAAGACCAAATTCCGAATGTCGAAAAAGCGGTAAACAGCTGGAATCTTTATTGGAGTGCGGTCAAAGAAGTCGTTGATAAATTTAAAGAAAAAGAAAAAATTGAAGTCCCAGAATTAGGCACGGAAGAATGGGCTAAATATCTAAAAATGACTCAAAGTCTGACTCGACAAGATTGGGATTTAATCGATGCTACTGTCAAGCTTCATGAATCTTTAAAAAATTTGCATAAGGAAGTAGGAACCTTACCAAAAGAATACCAAAAGATTGAACAGGCGCAGAAAAAAACATTTATCCCCAAACTTGTGTCTTCCGTGGACTGGGAACTCAAAAAGCTCGAAAAGGACTTGAAGGAATATGGCGATGTGGCTGATGAAGAATTATCTTATATTAGCGGACTCTGGGATGCTCAATATGATGATATGATGAAACTGACGGAAGGTTATGGCGTCCTTTATGGATGGATGGAAAAAATAGGAATTGCAGGACAAAAAGAAACTGAGGTTACAAAAGAAAAAATAAAAGGAAATGAAGCACTTTGGGATAGCTTGAGTGCTGGTTCTGAATTATTGTATGAACTTGGCACAAAAGAAAAGGCTTTTCAATATGCGGGTGCAATAATTGATACGGCTCGTGCCGTGACTCAAGCTATTGCTAATTATGCTCCTCCATATAGTTGGATTCTTGCGGCAATAAGTGCGGCTATGGGAGCTGCGCAAATTGCCATTATCGCATCAACAACTATCCCGGGCAAAGAAAAAGGCGGATGGGTTGGCCTTTATGGCCCTGAGATTGTGCGAGTTGGTGAGCGAGGTCCTGAATATATCATTCCTCATTCAGTCAATAGATATAATACTTATAATCAAGGAACTCAGGTCAGTCTTCATTTCCATACACCTCTTTTGCTCGCAGAGAATCTTTCAGACAGAACTATCGAGAGTGCGGGTGAAAAGCTTTTTAAAGAGATAGATAAACAAGCCCAACGCCGAGGCTGGAAATTAAATGGCTGATATCAAACTCGGAATTGAAGGAAGTGAAGTCACCCTTCCTGAAATCAACTGGATGTCTGGCAATGCCCCGGAATTTGGTGTGGATTATTCAAAAAATTTGCAGATTGAGATGATGGCCGATGGAAGTAAACGGGTCAACTTCTTGAAAGACAAACGGAAATGGACGGGCTATTCCTGGGGAAAACTGACATATAGCCAGGTTCAAACTTTCATCACTCTGAATGAATATAATCAAATCCTTCGCTTTCAGAATAATTGGGAATCCTCGACTTGGTATTATGTCGTGATAACCTCTTTTTCATATCGTCCTCTGATTCATACTTATGCCCAGGGAACGACCTATTACGAATTAACCATAACTTTGGAAGAG